AGCCCTTGACTTTTGTTTCGAAAAGAAGTATAATAGGTACTTAGTTAATCGAGTTGAGAGAGAAAATATTATGGCGTATGTAAGTCAAGAAGATAAGAAGAAGTTAGCTCCCCAAATCAAAGCCGTCTTGAAGAAGTACAAGATGAAAGGTAGTATTGCGGTTAAACACCACAGTAGTTTAGTGTGTAACATTAAGAGTGGTGCGTTAGACATCCTCAAGGCAGCTGACGCTGCGCAGTATGGTCGCGACTACATTCAAGTCAACCCTTACTGGATCAGTGACAACTACAACTGCCCGACTGTTGTTGCGTTCTTGACTGAACTGAAAGCAGCAATGGAAGGAGAAGACTTCTTCTGTGAAGACGACATTCAGACTGACTACTTTCACCGTAGTCACTACATCGACATCAACGTTGGTACTTACAACAAACCTTATGTGTTGGAGGCAGCGTAATGACCGGAATGACTTTTCGAGTTTGGTGTAACGAGATGTGGTTCAACCACTGTGATGAGGTAGAGACCTACACAGGCAAACGTCCGGACTACAAGGCGAAGGACTACTTCGCAAGGTACAAGTGGTTCCTGAAACGTGAATACCTTTACTTGAAAAAAAATAATTAGGCCCTTGACATTTTGTCAGAATAGTGTATAATAGCTGTATTAATTGAAGAGAGAATATATTATGTTTTATGCAAAACCAAAGATGACCAATCACCACGATGCAGAGTACTTCAAAACCGTTACCGAAGCGGTTACGTTCCTAAACGAGTACAATGAGTTAGGCCCTGAGCATGAGAAAGACGGGTTCTCTAATAGCGTTTCTAAACTCCAGGCCGAAGACTTTTGGTTACTGGGTAAGCTGACTGGCCCAGAGGGTGTCCAGTTCAAGAATAACAAAGCACTGGGGGTGGCATAACATGGGTATGATAGCTGAGATTTTTCGTAACGATATGTTCAAAGACTGTTCTAACGGTGGTGTGAGTTCCAACTTCACTTCGGTGACTGTTGTGAATGTAGAAGGCCCGTTTGAACCCACTGTGGGTCGTCCGGCCGTCTTCATTAAGGAGGGTGCTTTTAAGGGTACGATAAAGTGCGTCCCTGCGGTCAAGTCTCTTTCTGGAGGATATGAGGAGGACACCCGATGGTTCTCGATGGGTGGTACTTATATTGCTACATCTGATAGTCGTTTCTCTAAGAAGTGTAACGAATTGGTAGGACAGAGTTTCTATGGTGCAGTTCCTTTCCACGACAGATACGAGGGATAATGGTGCTGAAACATAACGATAGTTGTACTGAGTTGCTCACCATTCTACAAGAAGAATGTGCCGAGGTTATCGTTGAGGTTTCCAAGGTCAAACGATTCGGTCAAGAGAAGAAGAACATTGACCGTCTCGCCAAGGAAGTGGGTGACCTAGTCTGTATGATAGAGTTGCTTCAGAATTGGGAAGTAGTGTCTCATAGTGCCGTTGAAGATGCACGACAAGAGAAGTACAGTAAACTTCGTAGGTGGTCTGATCTGTTTTCCTATGATAGTGATTATGACCCAAGTGTGAGATCGCATAACTGAAATGAAAAAGACTAAGACGATATCTAGAAACAATCCAGTAGCGAAGTACGCTCGGAAATTCAATCGTGCCTCTACTCACGTAGATAAAAAGAAAGAATCTAAGAAGTACGGTCAGTTGACTAAAGAAGAGCTTTATCCAAATAACGGGTTCTAGCCCTTGACACAAACGAATTTTAGGAGTATAATATGCCCATATCAAAAGAAGTACGTTACGCAATGATTCGAAGAGCAGCACTAAAGATTCAGAAGCGTAGTAAGGTTAGTAAGGCAAATAAAACCCTTGCTAACGAAGTAGTCAGTCTTGATCGCCAAGACTATAAGTCCGATGTACGCTGGAGTGATGAGGAACGTTTTGTAAACGCGCACTTCTCTGATGTATATCAATCAACCCAAAACGAGGAATGGAATTAATGTCCCAAGAAGTTGAAAACCTAATTGACCTCGGTCAATACCCACGCAATGATGTGGAACTCATTACCCGTGAGTACTTGCGTCATGCATATCTAGAAACTCTTGACACCTATGCTAAAGAGTATGTTGAACTAGACGAAGAGAACGATACCCGTAAGGCTGTCCTTTCTACCCTAGAAGCATTCGAACATACTATTGCAGTATTAGATGGTAATGAAGACTTTCTTCAAGCAGTCCACGGAGACGATGCTGAAGAAGCTTCTGAAGACGATGACTTCGAACGTTTTTAAGGAGAACGATATGTTTAATTATGATAAAGTAGTTGACCAGCTAAGATCCAATGTACTTCAGGTTACATTTAGTAAAGTGAACGGTGAGCAACGGGTTATGCCCTGTACTCTCCAGACCGACTATATGCCTGAGTTGTCTGAATCAAAGGTCAAGCAGGTAGATGACTTTTCTGTTAATAAATCTGTGATACGCGCATTCGCTATTGATAAGCAATCTTGGAGATCTTTCCGAGTGGACAATATCTCTGCGATTGAGGTAATCAATGGATGATAAAACAGAAGAGAAGTTCCTAACCAAGAAATCATTCTCAGCTATGATAGAGAGTTTCGTGTTCCAACACAGAATGACCTATATGGATACCATTGTTCATCTCTGTGAAAAGAACGGACTAGAACTGGAAGACATCAAGAAGTATCTGTCTCCCACGATAGTTGAACACCTAGAGAGTGAAGCACGTCAGTTGAATTTTCTGCCAAAGCAGAATACACTAGACGTATAAATAGCTATGCCCTTATGGGTAATCTCATACATTGTTTATATTTAAGTTTATATTTAAGGAAATATTATGTCTTTTGCAAATCTAAAGTCCAAGTCTATGGACATCTCGAAACTTGTCAGCGCTGCATCAGCGGCATCCGGACAAACTTCAAACACCAACAAATACCAAGACGATCGCAAGTGGAAGCCTACTGTTGATGAACAGGGCAACGGCTATGCAGTTATTCGTTTTCTTCCTGCTACTGAAGGTCAAGACCTACCGTGGGTTCGCTACTGGGATCACGCGTTTAAAGGCCCTACCGGACAGTGGTACATCGAACGTTCATTGACTACACTAGGTCAGAACGACCCATTAGGTGAGTTAAACTCTCGTCTATGGAACTCCGGTATCGAAGAAGATAAAGAGACTGCTCGCAGACAGAAGCGGCGTCTACACTACGTTACTAACATCCAAGTTATTAACGACCCTGCAAACCCTGCCAACAATGGCAAGGTAATGATCTACGAGTTCGGTAAGAAGATCTTTGATAAGATCATGGATCAGATGCAACCAGAATTTCCTGGCGAGACTCCGGTCAA